GAAGATAATAATCTTCCAATACTAGCAAAACTTGCAAATAAATTAATTCCTACTGCAAGAAAAACATTTAACAGTGAAACTTTGTTTCCAACATACACACTGTTTGCACACTATGAAGGACAGGACCCTGCTCCAAGTCTTTATAAACACAAAGATGACAATGCCTGCACATACACTTTAGATCTGTGTGTTTATCAAAACGAGTCCTGGGATCTATTTGTTGAAAATAAAGCATATACGCTTTATCCTAATCAAGCCCTTGCCTACTATGGTAATGATCAATTACATTGGCGGGAAAAGTTTCCTAGTCCAGAAACTAATCATGTAGCAATGATATTTTTTCATTTTGCAGAACCAGACCATTGGTATTTTACAAAAGGTCCATCATATCTTGATGTTATAAGAAATAACATTGCTGAAGAAGAATGGCTTAAGAGTAGGATTGTTTTATGAAAATTACAGACTATGATTTTCCCAAAGTAAGAATTGTTGAAAATTTTTTATCAAAAGAAGATTGCGACTGGTTTATTGATTATGCAAATTTAAAAAATGCGTGGTCATTAAGTAATGCTACTCGTAAAAACTTTACAGATGAAAATCATTTTATGCAAGTGTCACGTCAATGGAATGATAGAAAAATAGATTTTAATACGTTATATCAACAAAAAAAAGAACCAGAATTATTTTCAAAAATATGGGAAGTTAAAAATAAAGCCAAAGATCAAGTTTCTAATTTTTTTAACATAGATGTAAATAGTTTTTGGTTAGAAAGTTGGGAGGCTGTTAGATGGTATTATCCATATCATCAAACCGCACATATAGATTATATAGATGTAGATTTTGATAGATCAAAATTACCAGAAGGGTATGACTCTTCTTTTTTTACGGAAGAAGAAGAAAGTTTATATAGAAAGCACTGCACAACAAAACACTACACTGGAATGATTTATATGAATGATAATTTTGATGGTGGTGAACTATATTTCCCATATCATAATAATTTTGAAATAAAGCCAAAACCAGGAATGTTAGTTATATTTTCAGGCAATATATTTAATCCACACGGGATTAGGCCAATAACTTCTGGAACTAGGTATGTTAATACAACTTTTTGGACAAAATCTCCCAAAGATTGGCATTTTGTGGCTCAAGATGAAATAAACAACAAAACAGATAAATTTTGGGAAAAAGAGTTTCCTCTTTAATCGTGTAATGATCATATATAAACCAGACCAGGCTATTATGAGTTTTCTAATTATATTCAACAATAAATAAAATAATGCTATAATAGGTCTAAGTCTATTTATAGGAGGCAATACCATGGCTACTACTTACAAGGTTTTGGCACAAGTCAATCCGTCAGCAACTACAGCAACTACGCTTTATACAGTACCCGCTTCTACCTCAACGGTAGTATCGACAATCACTGTAGCAAACCTTGCTGGATCTTCTGCAACTTATCGAATTTCTGTTCGTCCTGCCGCAGAAGGTCAGGCTAACAAGCACTACATTGCATATGATGTAACTGTAGGTGCGAACGATACAACTACTTTAACACTCGGTTTAACATTAGCAACAACAGATGTTGTTACCGTTTACGCTTCAACTGCAACACTAGCATTTAACGTATACGGCAGCGAAATAGCCTAGTTTTAGGAGGGTAGTCAAAGTGTCAACTAAAAGACTATCGGATAAAACTAGTCTAGTTAATAGTTTTAGAATGGGTATGGGGGCGTCTAGTGCTGCCATACCCGATACCCCGACTATGGGAACTGCTACTACAACAGGAGCAACCACTGCAACCGTTACTTATACTGCTGCAGTTTTAGGTGCCACTGGCACAACATTTACTGCTACATCAAGTCCAAGTTCTATTACAGGAACTGGTGCTTCCCCTATTACAGTTTCAGGATTATCTGGATCAACAAATTATACTTTTACAGTAAAAGCAAGTAATGCTAATGGTGATTCTTCCAACTCAGCAGCAAGTAATCAAATTACTACAGATCAAGAAACAATTGTAGTTGAGTATCTAGTAATTGCGGGTGGCGGAGGAGGTTCTCGTGGTGGTGGTGGAGCAGGTGGAATTTCACATAATTCTAATAAATCACTTATACCATCAACTAACTATACAGTTACAGTTGGTGCAGGAGGCTCTCCTGGTGGATCTGGCGCACTAGGGAATGTATCTACAAGTGGTGCAAATAGTATTTTTGATACAACTACATCTTTTGGTGGCGGTCGTGGAGGAAATTCTGGTCAAGCAGGTGGTGAAGGTGGATCAGGCGGAGGTGGAGGCGCTGACAATTCACAACGTGGTGGTGGTAGTTCAATTCAAACAAATAATGGCGGAGCAACTGGATATGGAACTACTGGTGGAACAGGAAAATATTATTACCAAGATGGTGGTGGTGGAGGTGCTGGTGTTGGCACTACATATAGTGATGCTACTCAAAGCCCTAGTGCTAACAGCGGAGGTGCCTCTGGACCTGGTGGTACTGGTTTAAATACTTGGTCAACTTGGGCATCTGCTACTGGAACTGGTGTAAGCGGTTATTATGCAGGTGGTGGAACTGGTCGTGCACAAAGTGGTACACAAAGTACTAGTGGAGGTGCAGGAGGTGGAGGTGTTGATCAAGGTGGTACTGTTGCTAGCCATGCGAATGCTGGCGGAATAAATAATGGTGGTCCAGGAGTTACCAATACAGGTAGTGGTGGAGCAAATGGTCAATACTGGACTTTAGGTGGTAGTGGTGGTTCTGGTATTGTAATTATTAAATATCCAACCTCAAGAACAATTACAATTGGTGCGGGATTAAGTGGAGAAAGTTATACAAGTGGTGGATATAAATACACAAAAATTACAGCGGGTACTGGAAACGTAAGTTGGACATAAACCATTAAACAAATAATGGTAGAATATACTATAGCGAAAGGAAATACAACATGGCACATTATGCATTTTTAAATGATAGCAACATTGTTACCGAAGTAATTGTCGGTATTGATGAAACAGAATTAATAGAAGGACTAGATCCTGAAACATGGTACGGTAACTTCAGAAGTCAAACCTGCAAACGCACCAGTTATAATAATAACGTCAGGAAACAATATGCTGGAATTGGTTATTCTTATAATGCAGAGGAAGATGTTTTTATCTCCCCGCAACCTTTTGCATCTTGGACATTAGATGCTAACTTTGATTGGCAAGCACCAACTCCAATGCCTGTAGTAGAAGGTAAATTCTATACTTGGTCAGAGGATGATTTAAGTTGGGTTGAGTTTACAGTAGAGTAAGGTTTTGCATTAAAAAAATGGTATAATTCATAATATACCTATTGAAAGGCAATACAATTGGCAATTAAAAGAACCTCAAGTAATAGCCTTGTCAATGCTACAAAAATGAGTACTGGTTTTTCATCTGCCGCCATTCCAAACGAACCTACTATTGGTGCTGCAACCGCTACATCAGACGTAGCAGCAACTATTGCCTATACTGCTGCAACTTTAGGTGCTCTTGGTTCTACATTTACCGCTACATCTACTCCTAGTTCAATTACGGGTACTGGATCATCCCCAATCACGGTAACAGGTTTAACCGCTAGTACATCATACACATTTTCAGTAACGGCGGGTAATGCAAATGGAACCTCAGCAGCCTCATCAGCCAGCAATTCTATTACTACTAGTGCTCCACTTTCTTCATACGAATCTATTGCAACTTCTAGTCCTACAAGCGGTACAAGTATTTCATTTTCTTCTATACCTCAAACTTTTAAACATTTACAGTTAAGAATAAATTGGAACGCTGGAGTTACTAGTGCAGATATACAATTAAAAATTAACAGTACAGCCCCTACTCAGGCGCACAGAGTTTCGGGTAATGGTACTTCGGCATCAGCAGCGGCATCTGATTTTGACTCTGGTGGTTGGTATTTAAACATTGCCAACTATGCTTCAACTTATAATAATTATCCAGCCCCATTTATTATTGACTTTTTAGATTATTCAGATACTAATAAAAATAAAACCGCTAGGGCTTTAGTAGGAACTGAATACAATGGTGGTAATACAGATAGCAGGGTGGGTTTAAAATCAGCATTTTGGAATAGCACTAGTGCAATCAGTTCTATACAAATTGCTATGGGTGGTGGTGCTTTTGGTAGTACTGGAAACTCATTCGCCCTCTACGGAATCAAAGGAGCATAGATAATGGCAGCAGGAGCAACATATACACCGATAGCAACAACTACTGCAAGTGGTAGCGTTAATTCTATTACCTTTAGTTCATTTAGTGGTTATACCGTTTTGGTTTTAATTTTCTTAGGAAAAGTATCTTCAGGAAGTGGAGATTTAGGATTAAGATTTAATTCTGACACTGGTTCAAACTACTCATCCACTTGGCTTGGCGCACAGGCAGGTGGCACTAGCGGTAGAAGCACTTCTGCTACTAGCATTACCGTTACTGAATATACTTATTTAGATACTGTTAAAGATACTCTAAGTATTACAAATATTTTTAATTATGCAAATACTAATGTGTATAAAAGTATTTTAACAAGAGGAAATAAAACAGGATACGGAGTTGAAACAAAAGTTGGTATGTGGAGAAGTACTTCTGCAATTACTTCAATGACTCTTTTTTCTACAGGTTCAAATCCAAATTTTGAGTCAGGTTCAACCTTCACACTTTACGGAATAGCGGCGGCATAATGGCAAATACATATCAATTAATTGCAAGTTCAACTGTTGGTAGTGGTGGCGTGGCTAATATAGATTTTACTAGCATACCTGCTACATATACAGATTTAAATATTTTATTGAGCGCAAGGACTAATGACGCAACAATATATGGCGCTATAAAATTACAATTTAATAATTCTACTACTGACTATTCAAGCAGAGAACTTTATGGTAGTGGTAGTGCGTTTGCTTCCGTTGCAAGAGGTGTCATCGATAGCGGATTATATATTGGTGATGTAAATGGTAATTCATCTACCGCAAATTCTTTTAGCAATTTTTCTATTTATATTCCTAATTATACTGGTTCTAACTATAAAGGTGTAAGCATTGATGGAGTTCAAGAAAATAATGCAACTGAAACATATTTAAGAATTTTGGCTGGATTATGGTCTACAGGAAGTGCTATAACCTCAATTAAATTTTCTTTTACTGGAGCAACCATTCTTGAACATTCAACCGCTTACCTATACGGAATCAAAAACTCATAACAACTAAGGAGAAAATAAAATGACAGAAACACCAACCGCCCTCGAAGTATGTTGCTGTGGCAACTGTGCTGCTGAGGGTCATGAAAAAGAAGTAATCCGACCTCTAACTGCGGAAGAGATTACTCAACGTGAGGCAGATGCAGAAGCATATGCAACTCGCAAAGCAGAAGAAGATGCAGCAGCAGAAGCAAAAGCAGCACTTAAGGCATCAGCAAAAGCAAAACTTATTGCTGGTCAACCTTTAACCGCTGAAGAAGCAGACGTTCTAGTCTTATAAATAAAAATACCCCCAAGAATTACCAAGGGGGTATTGTTTATAATTTTTAGGACTTACAAGGATACTTGCTGTACCATTCTAGGTACCGTGGTCCGTTCACAGAACTCCATGCTGACCAATCTTTACCACCCTTAGTCATGTGAAATGTAATTTTTGAATTAGTAACTGGATTAAACAATTCAACGTTTGAGGTTAGATCAAATTTTTCTCTTCGATCAGGGCCCAGTTCTCCCATCATATTTATTTGAAATACCCCATAAGAACTATCACCAGTTTCTTGATTACCATTAAAAGCAAAAGGTCTTCCATTAGATTCAGCCTTTGCAATTGCACATGCCGACCTTAATCCACTACCTTTAAATCCTATAGCCTTTAATAGTTCAACCAACTGCCCATCAGTTAATTTATGAGCATTTTCATACTTTTTTAATACTTTATCCTTAGAAACCAGAAAAGCCCCTTGAGGGGCTGGAGCGACTTCTAAAGATTGCTTAGTCAATAAATTATTATCTAAAGCGTTGGCAGAATTGCTAAAAGGCGCAATAAAACCAACCATAGATAGTAACCCCAACCAAACCTTCTTTTCAATGTTTCTCATTCGTGTTACCTCCTTAGAAACAAAAACTACCTTTCGGCAGTATATTAATTATAACATGATTTAGGGATTAAAGTCAACTTTATCAATATACCCGCACATTTATTAAAAATATTGTCTTAGGAAGTGGTATAATAATAAGATTATGGCTACTGGTGCAACCGCAAATTATGATATTCCGTTTCCGCTTTCTAGCGATCCAGTAAACATTCATGAAGATTTGCAAGACTTAGCGGAACAAATTGAATTAATCCTTCCTGATCTTGTAAATCATACAATAGAGGTTAGAAATGTAAGTGGTGCAAGTATTGCAAAAGCAACACCAGTTTTTGTTACTGGATTTAATACAAAAACAACAATAGGAAAATGTGACTCTGACACTATTGCTACATTTCCAGTATTAGGATTAACAAGTTCTGCAATTGGAAATAACACAGATGGCGTTGTTACTGTTTCTGGTGTAATTCTTGATGCAAATACAAATTCATTTACTGCTGGCAATGTTCTTTATGTAGCAGATGGTGGAGGATTAACAGCAACACAACCAGCAACTGGTTCTGGAGCAGTAGCAATAGTCGGAAAGGCTAATGCAACTACTGGAATATTAATTGTTGGTCAGCCAAAAGGCAACGGTAGTTGGGGATCATTGAAAGCAGGATTATCATAATGGCAACACTTAGATCTTCACAACAAAATTCTTATTTAATTGGTTCTGCACCACCAACTGTTACTTGGACAATTGTAAAAGGTGACACAGCAGCATTTAGAGTTTATGTTACAGATGACAACAAAGATCCGCTAGTAATTGATGACTGGGATATTGAAATGGAAATTAAAAGACCAACGGTAGCAGGAGATATAGATAGTAATACTGCAGCACATGTTATAACACTCATTCCAGTAGCAGGAGCGGGAGATGCTTCAGGAGAGTTTACGGTATCTGTAACATCTGCTGAATCAAGAAGTTTAAATACTGGTGATATATTTGATATTGAATTGCGTGATGATACTCGTGTATGGACAGTTGCTCGTGGCAAAATGATTGTAGTTGAGGATATCACAAACAACGAGGAATCCTAATGGCATCTGTTGTTATAAGTGATAAAGGTTTTGTATCCTCAAAAATAAAGTCAAAGAATTATCCAGAAACAAAATTAGACAACATAGGCAATTTAGCAACAGTAACAGATATTAAAAACTTTATTCCATCTATAAAAGAAAAAGACTATCCAGAATTAAACGTTATTGCAAATAAAAAAACTTCTATTGCAATTGAAATTCTTCCATTTAGGGTTAGATTTACAAGCATTGGACTCTTGGCAGCAAACGCTGGAATTCCAGGTATTGGACTTCAAATAATCGGAATCAACAACTATATTCTTTAATAATGTGATATAATTTCCATATGGCCAGAACATCACTTTCAGCAGTTAAAGCACTATTTCAAACTGGAGATCGACCAACCCAGGAAAACTATGTTGATTTAATTGATACCTCATCAGCCCAAGCAACAGACTTAGGCAGTAATGGAAATAATGAATCAACTATTAATGGCATTGAAAATTCAACAGTATTTGACAACTTTTTAGCAAGCGAATTTAGATCAATGAGATATGTAATCTCAATTAAAAAGACTTCTGGAGGCGCAAATAAATACTACGCCACAGAGATGAATGTTCTTGTAGATGGAACAGACGTTTCAGTTACAGAATATGCAACGATAGACAACGATGGGAATATTGGCACCATCTCTGTTTCACGGGCTGGAGATACAGTTTCACTAACTGTCCTTCCAGTGGGAGGACAAACCCCTATAACCCTACGCTACATGCGTATGGGATTAAAGGCTTAACCCAAGGAGATAAAAGATGGCAACCACAGTAAAAGATTTTAGAGTAAAAGCGGGAATAGTAGTTGAGGGATCAACTGCGACCGTTAATGGAAAGAACGTAATCACAGCAGGCATTGTTGATGCTAAGGGTGATTTAATTGTAGGTAGCGCAGATGATACAGTTATTAGATTACCCGTTGGTGGAACCAATGGACATGTTTTAACAGTAGATAGTTCAACCGCATCAGGATTAGCCTACACAGCACCAGCAGCAGTAGGAACTTTTGATACAAGTATTACATTTGAAGGTGCTACAGCAGATGATTATGAAACAACTGTTCAAGTAGTAGACCCAACAGCAGATCGTACAATTACAATTCCAAATGCTACAGGTACAGTAGCACTTACTTCAGACATTACAACTCACGAAAACCTTACAGCAACACACGGTGCAACTGGTGCAGTAGTTGGAACAACAAATACACAAACTCTTACAAATAAAACACTAACATCACCAAAGATTAATGAAGATGTTGTTATGTCAGCAAGTTCTACAGAACTTAATATTCTTGATGGAGCAACTCTTTCTACAACAGAACTTAACTATGTAGACGGTGTAACATCAGCAATTCAGACTCAGTTAAATGCAAAGGCTGCTGATGCAGATCTTACAACACATACAGGATCAACAACAGCACACGGGGCAACTGGTGCAGTAGTTGGTACAACAAACACACAGACTCTTACAAACAAGACTCTTACAAGCCCAACTCTTACAACTCCAGATCTTGGCGTTGCTACTGCTACATCTATTAACAGTACAACAATTCCATCATCAAAGACTCTTGTTGTAACAACAGATAAGTTAAACGTACTTGCAGCAACATCTTCATCAGAACTTGCTGGTATTATCTCTGATGAAACTGGTTCTGGAGCACTTGTTTTTGCTAATACCCCAACACTTGTAACACCAAACATTGGTGCTGCAACTGGTACGTCTCTTGTTTTGTCAGGTGATTTAACAGTAAACGGTACAACAACTACAATTAACTCAACAGAAATTACAATTGATGATAAGAACCTTACACTTGGTTCAATAGCATCTCCAACAGATGCAGGTGCAGACGGTGGTGGTCTTACTCTTAAGGGTGCTACAGACAAAACATTCGCATGGATAGATGCAACTGACTCATGGACATCTTCTGAGCACATGGATCTTGCTTCTGGCAAGGTATTAAAGATTAATGGAACTCAAGTTCTTTCTGCAACAGAGTACACTGGAAATGCTGCAACAGCAACAAATGGTATTACTACAGCAAGCAAGATCTCAGCACTTGCTGCAACATCATCTTCAGAACTTGCAGGAGTTATTTCAGATGAGACAGGAAC